GCGTCTGCTAATATACCAGCAGAAGATGGTTTATGGCAAAAAATAGTTGGTGAGAAATCTATTGCTGCATTTGGTAGTAAATTACCAGATGTAGGAACAAATCTTGGACAATTTGTTAAGAATCTTGGTACATTTACAACTGCTCAAGTTTCGACTGTTGGGTGTGCAGCTAATGCTATAGCAGAGTTTGCTAAAGCTGGTGCTAATATTCCTAATAGCGGAGGTCTTGTATCTTTATTTACAGGTGATAATGATATTAGAGATTTTGCTAGTAAATTACCAAATGTTGGATTAGCTCTTGGACTTTTCATTAAAAACATAGGAACATTTGGAAAAGATCAAATAGCAACAACTAATGCTGCTACAGAAGCTATGAAAGCTCTTGCTAATTTTGGAAGTGTTGATACTAGTAAAGTAAATGATGTACTTTATATTATTAGTGGACATCTTGCTCATTTTGGTACTAATTTGGCATTATTTACTGCAGGATTAAATGCAGTATCAGCAGATGATTTAAAGAATGCTATAACAAAAATGAATCAAATAATTGAAATGTCTAAATCTATTTCTGATATACCGGTCGATTCATTAAAAACATTTGGCGAATCTTTAAAAAATATGGGTGTAGATTCTATGAATAAATTTATAGAAGCGTTTTCTGGACAAGAACCAAAAGCTAAAGCAGTTAGAGGAATTAAAGATATTATATCTTCAATGTTAACAGGATTAGAATCTAAACGTGCCGAATTAGTTGATAAATACTCTTCTCTATTTAACTCTATAATTTTAGCATTACAAACTCCAACATATCTTGGAAAAATAGAAAGTCTTGGTAGATATTTTGCTGAGGGATTTGCTAATGGTATTATTAATAATAAATATCTAGCAACTGATGCCGGTACTAAGTTAGGTAATTCTGCTTATGAGGGTGCTAGAAAAGCTATAGACGCGCACTCACCATCTAAGAAAGCGTTCGAACTTGGTGGTTTTTTTGGTATCGGATTTGCTAATGGTTTAGTGCAATACGGAGAAAGAGTATATAAACAAAGTTATAATTTGGGAACTAATGCGTCTGATGGTTTACAAAAAGGAATTGGTTCAATGTATAGTATAATAGACTCTTCAATGAACAACGGTCCAGTTGTAAGACCAGTTCTTGATTTAACAGATATTAAAGAAGGAGCTAAATCTATTTCGGGAATGTTTGATAATCCAAATCTTAATACTAATTTAAACGCAATTAGTAATGGTATGAGAAATCGTCAAAATGGAACAAATGATGATGTAGTATCAGCTATAGATAAATTACGTTCTAATTTGAATGGTGGAAATACTTATAATATTAATGGTGTTACTTATGGTGATACTGATACCGCAATTAACAAAGCTGTTGGTATACTGATAAGAGCAGCAAATGTTGAAAGGAGGATATGATAAATGGCTCGTGAAGGTGATAAATGGAGAGTTGTTAGAGGGGATTGTTTATGGAATATTGCAAAAGCAGTATATGGAAATCCATATAAATGGCCAATGATAGCAGACGCTAATGGTATTCCGAGATCAAACCCTATAATATATCCAAATCAATTATTTATACTTCCTGGTATAACTGCTGGTACTCATGGTGGTGGACCTAATATTCCACCGCCTCCACCACCAGCTAAAAAAGTTAATATATATTGGTGGGCTTTAAATGCTGGTACAGAACGTTCTATGTTTTTAGTATGGACTTATTCAAGACCATATACTGATGAATATATAATAGAATGGTGGTATGACATAGGTGATGGACTTTATAGACGAGGAGCTAGAGATACTGTAAAACATGATTTTAACCAATATGGTTTTACAGCTGATGAATCTGCTAAAAAAGTTCAAGTAAGAATAATACCAATAGCATTAAAAGATAGAAATAATATTCCTTATTGGAATGATGGCGAATGGCTTTATTTGGATTACGATTTTGCAAATAATCCACCTAGAACTCCAGCAGCACCAAATGTGGAATTAAAAAATAATAAAATTAAAGCTTTTATAAATAATATAGATGAAAAATTAAATGGTGACACTATAGAATTTGTTATTTATAAAGATAATACTTTAAAATATGCAACAGGTTTAGCCAAGATTAATAAAGAGACTAGACATGTTACATACGAACAAGATGTTGAACCTGGAGGATCGTATACTATTAGATGTAGAGCTGTTAGAAATGGTAATATATATGGTAATTGGACAGATTTTTCAAATCCGATATCATCATCACCATTACCACCAGAAGAAATAATAGAAATAAGACCTCAAAAAATAAACGAACAAGGAGCTAAACAACATGGTGTTTATTTAGAATGGACTGCTGTTAATACAGCTTCTAAATATGAAATACAATATACTACATCATTAGAATACTTTAAAATTCCTGGTAGTAATGAATTGAAAACAGTAATAACAGAAGAAAAACATGGTAATAAATATTTGATATCAGATATTCAAATAGGACACGAGTATTTTTTCAGAGTTAGATCGATCAATGAACAAGGCGAATCTACATGGACTGCTATTAAATCAACTAAATTAGGAGAAAGACCTTCGGCACCAACAACTTGGTCTAATACTACAAATGCTATAAAAGGCGAAGATCTTAATCTTTATTGGACACATAATTCTACTGATGGATCTTTAGAATCTTTAGCTAGAATAAATTTTATAATAAAAGATTTAGCTAATCCATCTACACAGCCTTTAGAAGTAACTAAAGTTATAAGAAATACGAACCAAGATGAGAAAAATAAAATAAGTGTTTATAAAATAAACTCGTTATTAGACAGTGAATGGTCTATTCTTAAAGAAGGTTGTTCTATAACTTGGAAAGTTCAAACTGCTGGTGTTGTTGAAGAATACTCGGATTGGTCAATAGAAAGAGAAGTTAACATATATATAAAACCATCTTTAGAAATAGATATTAAAAATCAAAATGGAGTTTCTGTAAACGAAATAAATGGATTTCCATTTTATATAAGTGTTTTATCTAAACCAGTTTCTCAAACACCTATATCTTATTATTTAGAAATAACATCTAATAATAAATATGAGTCGGTAGATTCTACTGGTAGAAAAATTATAATAAATCCAGGAGATAAAATATATCAAAAACATTACGATCCTAGTACTACTAATAAATGGAATTTTGTAGCTGAAATGACACCTGGTAATATTGATTTACAAAGTAGTATGAGTTATACAATAAATTGTACAGTTGTTATGAACTCAGGTTTAGACGCTAATAATTCAACAAATTTTACAGTTAATTGGACAGATTCTTATTATGAAGTTTATGGTGATGTTTCTATAAATAAAGATACTTTAGAAGCGTCTATACATCCTTATTGTAAAGAGTGGTATATAGATAATGATACTAATGAGAAAAGAATTAAATTGACCGAAAAATGTAAATTAAGTGTTTATAGAAGAGAATACGATAATACATTTACGTTAATAGCAAAAGATATCAATAATAACGATAATAGTTTTATTACAGATCCTCATCCATCGTTAGATTTTGCTAGATATAGAATAGTTGCAACGTCTATAGATACTGGAAGTATTAGTTATTCTGATATAAAAGGAATCAGAGTTAATGAACCATCAGTTGTTATACAATGGAGTGAAGAATGGGCAGATTTTGAAACCAAGATTAATGATTTAAGTGATGATATAGATCGTAAATTTTCTGGATCAATGTTAAAAATACCATATAACGTAGATGTTAGCGAGTCGTCACAAATTGATGTATCATTAATAGAGTATGTTGGTAGAAAACATCCAGTTAGTTATTACGGCACACATGTCGGAGAATCAGCCACTTGGAATGTTGTAATACCTAGAGATGATAAAGATACTATATATGCTCTTAGAAGATTAGCTAAATGGCCTGGCGATGTTTATGTTCGTGAACCATCTGGTGTAGGATACTGGGCTAATATATCAGTACAATTTGGATTAAATCATCTAAATGTTACAGTCCCAATAACATTTTCAGTTAGACGTGTTGAAGGAGGTATTTAATGATAGATTGGACAGGTTCTATGGAACAGATTTTTGAATATTATGAAGTTAATCCGAAGACATGGAATGATATAAAAAAAATGAATAATATAAAATCTGCTAATATAAGTTGGGATTATGATGCTGATACTTTGGGTTCGGCATCTTTCTCTGCTTTAAATATTTTTGGAGAAACTTATATTAGAATATATCTTATAATAATTCAAAATGGAGTAACTAATAAAATACCTTTAGGAGTATTTTTATTGCAAACACCTAACTCAACATTTGATGGTAAAGTAAATAATGTTAGTATCGATGCTTATACACCTTTAAAAGAATTAAAAGAGAAAATATTACCGATAGGATATACTACACTTAAAGATAGTAATATTTTAGAAAGTGTTTATAATTTAGTAAAAGATAATTGTAGATGTCCAGTTGTAAAAACTATATCTGATAAAAAATTAAATTCAAATTTTGTAGCAAATTATGATGATAGTTGTATTAAATACTTAAATGATTTGTTATTACAAGCAGATTATAAAATAATTATGGATGAGAATAGTAAAATATTATTTGAACCAATAATTCCAATAGAATCTTTACAACCTAGATTCACTTTTAATGATGATAATAGTTCTATATTATTACCAGACATATCGATCAATCATGATTTATATGATATACCGAATGTTGTAGAAGTTATACATACTGATGGCAATAATATTATAAGAGCTATTTCTAAAAATAAAAATGAAAATAGCCCAACATCAATTCAACAACGTGGACGAGAAATAATACATAGAGTAACTGATCCTAAATTGCCAGGAATACCTTCGCAAGAACAATTAAATGAATATGCTGAAAAAACTTTAAGAAATTTATCTAATTTAGAATATACAGTTTCGTTTTCACATGCATATTGTCCAGTTAGAGTCGGTGACTGTGTTAGATTAAATTATAAAAAAGCAGGTTTACAAAATATAAAAGCGAAAATAATAAGACAATCTATAAAATGTAATCTCGGTTGTGAAATTAATACAACTGCTGTTTTTACTAAAAATTTATTATAAAATAGGAGGTATTAATTATGGCTTTAGAACAAAATATAGTCTCACAGTTTTCAAAATTATTAAATAATAAAAAAGAAAATTCGGAAGTTACACTAAATGGTACATTTCAAAAAATTGGTGATAAAAATTACGTACGTATAGATGGTTCTGATATTCTTACCCCAGTTGAAACAGTGGTTGAGGCGGAAACTGATGAACGTGTAAAAGTACAATTAAAAAATCATATAGCTACTGTAATAGCAAACACCACATCACCGATGGCTAGAACAAAAAGTTTAGACAAAATAAAAGATACAGTTGATAAATTTGGTAATACAATAAAACAAATGGATACTAATATAGAACAACAAAATACTAGTATAAAACAATTTGAGTCAACCCTAAATCAATATAATACCACAATAAATCAACATAATACGATAATAAATCAACAAAAAGATACTATAAATTCTATAAATAACACTGTTAATAGTCAAAATAATGTTATATCTGAAATGAACAATAAAGTTACGTCTTATAGTAATTCTATTAATTCTATAAACAATACAATAACTCAACATAACAATGACATATCGTCTATTAACAATACCATTAGATCTTATGATAACAAAATAGAAGCTAATTCTAATGAAATAAGATTACATGGTAATAAAATAGAAGCTCGTGGTAGTGAAATTGAATCTCAAAATTCTAGAATATCTATTATAAATAGTGCTTTTACTATACAAGATGGAGTGTTAACTGGTTTAAGTGAAATTATACTAAACAAATTAAAAACTCAAACATTAGATACCGGTTATGCTAAAATAGATTTTGCTAATATTAATCAAGCGGCTATAAAGAAAGTTTTTGCAGATTCTGGTATAATCAAAGATTTAATTACAGAAAATGGTAAGATAACTGGTGAACTAGTTGGTGTAACAATAAAAGGTGATTTGATAAAAACTGGAACATTGATAGCTGATAAATTAGTTATAAAAGGATCTGACGGGTTATATTATAAACTAAATACAAATGGAGAAAAAGTAGAATCTCAACAAACAGATAGTAACAGTTTAAACGGATCTATAATAACAGCCAAGTCTATAACGGCTAGTAAAATTCAAGTAACTGATTTAGTAGCATTTGGAGCAACAATTGGTGGTTTTGAAATAGACAATAATTCTATACATTCTCATTTAAAAACATCAATAGATTCTAACGAAAAAGGTTTATATTTAGAAAAAACAGGACAAATAGCTATTGGAGATAATGATAATTATATTAAATATTATAAAAATAATGATGGACAATATATATTAGACATAAAAGCTGATAATATAAAATTCGGAAGCGAATCTAAAACATTAGAAGGCGAATTAAAAAAAATAGAAAAAACTACTAAAGAAATTCAAAATGAAGTTAAAGACAAAAATGTTGATAAACTATTATTTAATAGTGAAATAAAAATTGGTAAACAAAAATTACCAGCTAATAGATTAATCGTTTCGAACGAACATGGTTATCATGCTGCTATTACTGATACTACTTTCGATTTTGATAGTCCTATATTATTAAATGGTATGGGTTCCGAACCATTAACAAAAAATAAATCTGCATATCTAGTTTTTCCAAATGTGGATTTAAGAAAAAATGCGTATAAATATTATGAAAACGGATGGAATAATGCCACTATATACAATCCAATAAATTTAGAAATGGGAAACAGTAACCATATATATTATGGTGATAAAATAACAGGTAATTCAGAAACTCCAAAAGTGTTTAATACTTCTAAAATAAATACAATACTAGGAGATATTTATTTAAATATCGATAATGGTAATTATTACGAATGTGTTAAATCTGGTGATCAAACAATCGCCGAATGGATATATAAAGGTACTACTTTAATAAAAAAAGATAAAAGAATATATTATGGAAATCATTTAACTCATGAAAACGAAGAAGTAAAAAATACCGAAACAAATATATCCAACGCTTTTATTGGTTCAAAATATATAAATACTGATACAGGACGTTTGTACGAATGTGTTAAAGAAGGTGTGTCAGGTGTTGCTGAATGGAAAGCTAAGGATATTGTTTTGGAACCAAATAAAAATTTATATTTAGTTGGTAAAATAAATGGAAAAACCATAACTATAAATGATGTTCCTTTTACAACAAAAATTCCCACAAAAAACGACGATAACATATATATAACACTTGGTATAACTGGTAATAAATGTTATATTTTTGGTCTAACAACCAACCATATTCTAATGAAATATCACGATGGAATATTTAGACCAATAGATGACATATCATTATCGAATTTGAATATTGCTAAAGAAAATAATAAAGTAATAGCAAATGTTAAACAAAATGTAGAACGTTTTTTAGAAGGAGATAATGAAACAACTTTGTCTATTTTAAAATCTAGAGTTACTTCAGAAATAAACTCTGCAACTGGACAAATTGTAGACAATTTTGAATCTCTTATAGGTAATACTTCATACGGAACAAAAATGGATTCTGTATCGAAAGATGTCATTTCTATAAATTCCTTTATCAAAAGAATGATTAACAAAAACGGTCAACCATGTTTGGAATTGGGAGTTCAACCAACACCTGATATTCCAAAAACATATAGACTTAGAATAGAAAATGATAAGATATATATGGTCTATGGTTCTGGAGATAGTGATAGTCTTATACCATTAACAAAATGGTATACTAAAGATGGTAAATCTGGTTTTGAAGTTAACACTTTAATAACACAGCAAGAAATGGCAATAGAACCATTCAGATTTATAAAAAATAGTGATGGTAGTATATCATTTAGAAAGGTTGATTAGGTGAAAAATATATGGAACAAGTCTTTTATCAAAAAGGTGTAAATTTAATATATGGCATGAGCTTATATGCAAGCGGATATCAAAGTTCTAGAAGTATAGAGCAAAACTATTCAGCTATATTTGTTCAAGCAGAATTTAAAACTACAAATAGAATTTGGACTTCTAGTTATAATTCATATCTTGAAGTATATTGGCATGATAATAGAGAAAATATTGATAAATTTATATCTAGTATACCAATAAGTTCTATAAGTTATAACAGTTCATATTATGCTAATGGTTGGGTTAATGTTTATCATAATAGTGATGGTAATCTTAGTGGTTATGTAATAGCTAAATTTGTTAAAGGTGGTACATCTAGTTATACACCAAACACTGTATTAGTTAATACTGATTGGACTTCTTTATGGGGTATTCCAAGAACATCCTCATTTGATGTTAAAAATAATATGATAATCGGAAATACATATCGAATAAATATAAATAAAAGTGTAGAATCATTTAGACACGTGTTATCATATACTTTTAGGAATTTCAGAGAAGATATTAATAATGTGGCTAATAAGGCTGATACTTTTATCGATTGGACTATACCTACAAAGTTATTAAAATTAATAACTAATGGTAGTGAAGATAGTGTAAGATTATTTTGTGATACATATAATGGAGACACGAAAATAGGTACAAGTTATATCGACCGAAGAGTAATAGTTGACAGTAATTTAAAACCTACTATAGAATGGTCATCTTTAAGTGATGGTAATGAAATAATAAAAAATGCTAATTTAGGATTATATTTAAATAACAAATCATATCCATTATTGTCATTGATAACAAAAGGGATCGAAGATAGCGTAGTTTCAAAATATGCAATTAGTATTAATTCAGAACCGGAAGTTGTTTATGAAAATTTAGATGCACTTAATTTATATTTAAAAGATAGAACATATAAGATAGGAGATAATGAAATAGCTGTATACGTTATCGATTCAAGAACTCATAAATCTGAAATCGATAAATTATATTTTAAAAACGTTGAATATGGTTCTCCAAATGTGAGTAAAATATATATTTCAAGATGTAAAAATTTAGAAGGTGTTGAATCTGGTGATGGTACAATTGTAAAAATAACAGCGGAATGTTCGTCATCAAAAATAGAAAAAGATAATCGCTCCATAAACAATATTTATATAAAAGTTAGATATAAATCACGTGATAGTGAACAATGGTCTAATTTTATAAATGTGTTTAATGGTGAAAATTATATTTACAATAGTAATTTAATTTTTGATGGGGAATTTTCAACATCAAAACGTTATATTTTTGAAATTTATATTTATGATAACATAGAAATGATCGAAGCTGATTATAATGGTTCTGATATACCAAACGAAACTCAATTGAATAAATTTATAAAAATAAATAAAGAAATATTAACTGGTTTTGATTTAATAAACTTTCATCCATCTGGAAACTCTATAGCTTTTGGTAAAAAATCCGAAGCTTTAAATTTTGATAAAATGATAGAAATTAGAATGGATGATATAAAAATTGAAAGTGCTACAATATGGTATAATAATAAAAAATTTCTATGGTATGAGGAGAGTAAATGATGAAAAAACTAAAATTCGGAGAAGATTTAACAAATGCTATAAATGAATTAATAGATTTAAAAATAAATCAAAATATTTCATCAGTAATAAGAGTTGTTTATAGCGATAGAAATAATATGGATGTTGTAGCTTGGAATAAATATATAACACCATTAAATTTAAAAACAATGAATAAAGGTAATGCTTTTGACTTTCAAAATTCTAAAATAATTTGTAAAAAAGATGTTACAGCTAGATGTTCTTTCAATATATCATATTTAATTAATTCGAATGTATTACAAACGGGAGCTGAAATATGTTTAAAAAGAAATGGACAAGTTCATACTATTGAATTTTATAATCACGGTTTACAAAATTTTATACATAACTTAAATGGGGAAGTCTTTTTAGAATTAAAAACTGGAGATGAATTATATTTACAACATTATATTGGAGATTCTAAAAAACTTACAATATATGGTGATGGTAGTAAAACATATCTAACAATTATTGAAATATAAAAGGAGGTTTGTTATAGAACAATTATTTGGATTAGTAGGAGTTATGTTTACCGCTATATTAAGCTTAATAGGGGTTATATATCAAAACTCCACAAAAACTAAACAAGACGATTTAATAAATAAAGTAGAAAGCTTAAAAAAAGAAAATAAAGAATTTAGTAATGATATCTTAAATAAATTAGATGAAGTTACTATGAATAATTTAAAACGATTTATAGTTTTAGAATTGACTAAAATAAATAGTGGTGTGTATACACCAACGGATAGTCAAAAAAGAATGTTAAAAGATGCTAAGGACGAATATAATCGTTCTGGTGGGGATTCATACGTAGACGATCTATATGATGAATTACGTGAAAAACATATTATATAATGGAGGTGATTATATGGAAATGTTTGAAATATTTAAACAATTTGTAAAACCAGAATTGTTAATTTTAATACCGGTTATATATTTAATTGGTATGGGTATAAAAAAATCAGAAATAAAAGATAAATACATACCTATATTATTAGGTATAATAGGTATTATATTATCTAGTATGTATACATTTGCTACTAGTGATATAAATAACTTAAAAACAATATTTATGGCATTATTTGTATCATTAACTCAAGGTGTATTAACAGCCGGTGTTAGCGTATATTTTAATCAAATATATAAACAAATTAAAAAAGAAGATAAATAAAATTTTTATATTTTAAGGAGGTATATTATGGAAGAAAACAAAGAACTTCAAAATGAACAAATTATAGAAGTTGATTTCGATAAAGATTTAGTAGATAGATATAAAAGAGAATATATAATGGAGGAAGAAGGAAGAGGTGCCGATCCAGAAGCAGAACCTTATGACACTCAAGAAAAACTTAATGAAGTACCTTTAGAAGAAATGATCGAAGAAGGAGAAGTGATAATAGATGATAAGAACAACTAGACCTTATGGTAATGATTTATATTACGTACGTAGACAATCTGGGGGATATTCTACTTGTATTCAAGGAAAACCAACAGATCCTTATTGTGACACATTAGCGAACTGTGTTGGTTATGCTAATGGCGCATTTAATGAAGAATGCGGATATGGATATGAAAAATACCATTTGAATTGTAATGCTGAAAACTTTATAGAAAGAGCTATAGCTTCTGGGTTATCGGTTGTTAATAAACCAGTTGTTGGTTCAATAATGTGCTGGTATGGAGCAGGAGAATTAGCTGGTCACGTTGCTATTGTTACTGAAGTAATAAACGATAATTGTGTAAGAACTGCTGAATCTGGATATGGTTCGTCAGTACCTTTCTATACAACTACTAGATATAATAATAATGGTAGATGGGGATTTAGTGCTAATTATCCATTCAGAGGATTTATAGTTAATCCTAAATATCCAACTAATCCAGTTAATCAAGAAGCTCCTAGAACAGCTGGTCCTAGTGACAAATTTAATATAGGCGATAAAGTTATTTTAACAGGAGATTTATATACTAGTTCTAACGATTCTATAGCTAGTGGGCATATAGATAACTTAGTCACAACTATAACACGTAAGAATCCTGGTTCAGCACATCCATACAATACATATGGTGATTTAGGATGGTGTGACGAAGGTTCGTTAACAAAATTTATAGAAGAAAAACCAGTTGAACAACCAGCGACACCAAATTTACAAATAGGTAGTAGAGTTATAATAACAGATACCGGAAACGGATCAAGTTATGGTGATAGTAATACTGCTTATGGAATAGGTTGGGAAAGACGTGTTTTAAATATATGGGAAGGACGTCCATATCCATATCAAATAGGTGATGATACAGGAACAACTGGGTTTTATAAAGAATCATCACTTAAAGTTATATAAGATAAGATCGGGCGAAAAACACCCTCTTTTCTTTTTATTTTCGCGTGATAAACATGTGATATAATGAAAGGAAAAAGGTGTAAAAATGAGTAAATTAATTAAAATTATTTGGTGGATAATATTAGGAGTATTATATTCTATTATGACATTAATAATGTATATATTTAGTTTAATATATTTATTATTGGTAGATTTAATAGGAACTAAAAAATTCAATATTAAGTTTAAAAGGCTAAATCAATATTTATTTGATGAATTACAAAGCACATTTAATTCAGTTAAGGATGTTTTTATTAAATAAAACATTCTTTTATTTTTAAATTTCGCGTAAAAAACATGTGATATAATGAAAGAAAGGAGTGTTAATATTATGAAAAAGAAAATCATAGCAACAACTATAATCATTTCTGGTATTGTAGCCGGATTTATAGTTTGGAATAAAATTAAAAATCATAATGAAATCACTAAAAATAGTACAAATTAAAACTTGTACTTTTTTTTATTTTTATATTAGGAGGGACTGATTATGTATTTTTTATTTTTAATAATAGGAGGAATTTTTGGATTTATTATTTCTATTATTATAAATCGAAAAAAGAATATCACATATGGATATATTGATGTTGATTCAAAATCTGGCTTATGTAAAGTTCATATTTCAAGTGATCAACTTGAAAACCCAAAAGTGAAACATGTGTTATTCACTGTAAACCATAATACATCGTTAAAATTAGACGATATTGATCCGCGAGATGAACAACCTCTCTAATGAGGGGGTAAATTGTTATCATGAATCAACAAAGGAGGTTAAAACATGAAAAACAAATTAGAAGAAGCCTTATGGAAGGATTATAACGATCTTGATGATTTAATAAAAATCGTATCAGAAGATGATGTAAATAGAAAAAATGCATTATTAGAAGAGAGAGATAAGATTCGACAAGAATTAATTAAGTTGGAAATCAACAAAAATGACTGTAGCATAAAAAAAGAAGAAATTACTGCTGAAGATCAACGTGAATTAATTAGAAATCGAATTACAATCGCTACTTTTGTAATTAGTACGGGTTTAAGTTTATACGCTATTATACGAACATTTAGATTTGATCAGGAATCAACAGTAACTAGTACATTGGGTAGAAGTATATTAAATGGTGTAATACCAAAAATGTTTAAAAGATAACATTAACCTATAAAAATGAATGGTATAAGTTATATACTATTCTTTTTATTTTATATTATTATATTTTTAGGAAAGGAGAATAAAATGAATAAAAATCAATTATTTTTGAAAGCACATTCGCCAACTATACTTACAATTATAGGGTCAATTGGTGTTATATCTACAGCTATATTGGCTGTTATGAAAACACCTGAAGCTTTAAAATTAATAGATGAAGCTAAAATGGTTAAACAACTAGAAAAAGAACAGGATTATATTTATATTAATAACAAAAAAAATGAAGTCCCAGTAATTGTTGAATTAACTAAATTAGAAATGATACAAGCGGCTTGGAAAGCATATATTCCAGCAATTATATCTGGTATAACAACCATAGCATGTATAGCTGGTGCTAATTATCTTAATATTAAAAAGCAACAATCTTTAACCTCTGCTTATATATTATTAGATAATGTATTAAAAGAATATCGTAAGAAAATGTCTGAGCAATATGGTAATGATACAGAAGAAATATATAATGAAATTACAAGAAAACAATTTGAAGAAGCTCATGATATATATAAAGAAACGTTATTTTTTGAATTTAATTCATGTAGATTTTTTGAAGCAAATATTCATAAGGTATTACAAGCAGAATGTAAAGCATTAATGCAATTTGAGACATATGGTCATCTATCATTAAATGATTATTATTCATATATTGGTATAGATTTAACTCCATATGGAGAAGCTCAGGGATGGTCTGAATATCAGATGGAATTTAGAGAAAGGATGAAATATCCAAAATTAGAATTTAAATATGAAAGAAATATTATGTCTAACGGTCTTGTGGTTTATAATATAATAACTAATGTAGAACCTACGGACGATTTATATTGTTTTTAATTCGCGTAATTAACAATTTCTATAATGAGAAAAATGAAAGGAGAATTTTTATGAAATTAGTAAAAGTTGTAAAGATCGGTAGCATCTTGTTGAGCGTAGCAGGAATGATAGGTTCAGCATGGGCTGGAAGTCAAGAAAACAAGTTAGAACTAGAAAAATTAGTAAACGATCATTTTAATAAATAAGGAGTCTTAAATAGACTCTTTATTTTTTTTTTTGTTTACACAGAGGAGGGTAATAATGAATGATAAATTTTCAAAAGTTATAAAATCTACAAAAATATTTTTATATGATCATAGTCCAGCAATACTTACTGGTATTGGTATCACTGGTATGATTACGGCTACAATATTAGCAGTTAAAGCTACACCTAAAGCTTTAGAACTAATAAAAGCTAAAAAAGAGGAATTGGGCTATGACGAATTAACTATCAAGGAAATAGTAATGACTGCTTGGAAACCATACATACCATCAGTTATAACCACATTAGCTGCTGGAGCTTGTATAATAGGAGCTTGTTCTATTAATTCCAAACGAAACGCTGCTTTAGCAACAGCTTATACCTTATCTGAAAAAGCATTTGTGACTTACAGAGATCAAGTTATTAAGACTATAGGTGAAAAAAAAGAAAAGAAGTTAAGAGATGAAATAGCTCAAGAAAATCTTAATAAAAAATCTTTAGAAAAGAGTCAAATAATAATAACTAAAAAAGGTAATACTCTATGTCAGGATACTATATCTGGTAGATATTTTAGATCAGATTTAGACCAAATAAAGAAAGTAATTAATGAATTGAATAGACAATTATTAATAAATGATACTATATCATTAAACGAATTCTATTCAGCTCTTGGTTTAGACAGTGTTAAAGGAGGAGATGATATTGGATGGAGTATACAAAACGGTTTAATTGAACCAGATTTTAGTGCATGTTTATCAAGTGATGGAGAACCATGTATTGTTATTGATACTAATATTAAACCATTTAATGGTTATGATAAATACGCATAATTCGCGTAAAAAACAGCGTCTATAATGAAGAGTAAATCTTCACGCTATTTGAAAAGGAGGAATTAAAAATGAGCGAAGACACAGTAATGAACAATGAAGGGTTAGTTGAAACATCAAAAGAAACTAGCTGTTCTAAAGGGAATGGATTATCAAAAGTTGTAATAGCAGGTGTAATAATTGCACTTGGTGTAGCAACAGTGATGTATATTCGTAAAAGAAAAGCTAAAAAATTAATCGAAAGCAAACCTGTAATTGTAAATGACGAAGTTAACGTAACAGATTCAGAAGAATAGTACGTGAATTACTTAATTGAGAAGTGTATTAAACATATACTTCTCTTTTATTTTAATTTTATATTTTTAAAAAGGAGGACTAAAGATGTCGGAATATCAAGGAAATTCAAGACGTTCTAAAGTAGAACAATTAGAAAAACAAGAGCATAAAGTTGAAAAAGTAATATCTGGACAAGCAATTATAAAAAAGAAAAATTACTTTGATAAAATTAAAAGCGAATTAATTTCAGATGATGCAAAAAATCTTAAATCATATGTAATAGGAGACGTATTAATACCAGCTTTAAAAAAAGCTATATCCGATATAGTAACAAATGGTATTGATATTTTACTATATGGAGAATCTAAAGGAAGAACTGGTAATGGAAGATCGACAGCGGACAGAGTGTCTTATAGAAGTTATTATGATAATACCACACAATCTAGACCATCATATTCCAGAGGAAGCAATTATTCATATGATGATATAATTTTACAAACTCGTGGTGAAGCAGAAGATGTTTTATTAAGAATGGATGAAATTATGGATATGTATGGTTTAGTACGTGTTGCTGATTTGTATGATTTGGTTGGTATTACTGGTAATTTTACGGATAATAAATATGGTTGGACTAATATTCGTAATGCTGATATAATTAGAGTTCGTGATGGATATATGATTAAACTACCAAGAGCAATACCAATAGATTAATAAAAAAATAAAGGAGAAATATTATGAAAAATGATTTATTAACAAAAGCCACTAGAATATTATCTAGTGCTAAATTTCAAATAAAAAAACATAGTCCAGAGTTATTATTAGCTGCTGGAATTACTGGTACTATAGCCGGTACCATTTTAGCTTGTAAAGCTACTTTAAAATCTCAAGAGATTATAAAAACTCGTAATGAAAATTTAGAAAAAATGGATGAGTTATATAATGAAAATATAACAGATTATACAGAAGAAGATTATAGAAATGATTTAAAAATATTAAATATTCAAACAACTATAAATATAGCAAAAACATTTGCTCCATCAATAGGTATTATGGGATTATCTTTGTTTAGTATTATAGCGGGACACAGAATTCTAAAAAAAAGAAATATGGCTATTGCAGCAGCATATGCTATAGTAGATACAAGTTTTAAAAAATATCGTAAAAATGTTATTGAAAAATTTGGTGAGGAAATTGATAAAGAACTTAGATATTCTGTTAAAAAAAAAGAAATAGAAGTTACTGATAAAAAAGGTAATATAAAAAATAAAGTTGTTGAGACAATTGACATTGATGATGTTTCAAAATATAGTGAATATGCAAAAGTATTCGATGCTGCTTGTCGTGAATTTGAGAAAGATCCAGAATATAATTTAATGTTTTTACGTAGACAACAAGATTATGCAAATGAAAAATTAAAAGCACAAGGATATTTATTTTTAAATGATGTATATGAATTATTAGATATTCCTAAAACAAAAGCTGGACAAGTAGTTGGATGGACTTATGTTAAAAATGGAAATAATCCAAATGGAGATAATTATGTTGATTTTGGAATTTATGACATTTCAGATGAAGCAAAAAGAAGTTTTATTAATGGAACAGAATATAACATTATATTAGATTTTAATGTTGATGGACTTATTTATGATAAAATATTTTAATTTGAAAGGAGATTTAATCAAAATATGAAAAACATATTATTTTTTATTACTGGAGCGACAATAGGCTCTATCGTAACATGGAAACTTATAGAAAATAAATATAAAAAAATTGCAGATGAAGAAATTGAATCTGTAAAAGAAACATTCAAAAAAAGACTAGAATCAGAATCATTAAAAACAGTTAACGAAAAAGAAAATGACGATGAAAGTTTACAAGAATTAAGTAATGGTAAAATTGTTAATTATAATAAAATTATTAAATCCAATGATTATAATATTTCTGAAGATGATAATTATACTGTAAATCTAGAAAACGAGGAAGAAGAAAGACATATTCCTTATAGTATAAAACCTGAAGAATTTGGAATGATTGAACATTATGGAACTAAGACATTAATTTTATATAGAGATAATGTACTTACAGATGAAATAGATAATATAATTAATAATAGAGATGAAATAATTGGACCAGATGCACTAAATCATATTGGAGAGTATGAAGAAGATGCTGTGTATATTCGTGATATTGATAATGAAATGGATTATGAGATATTACGAAATGAAAATTTATTTAGTGAGATTATGAAGGATGACAGATAGTTATGGATTTACAAAATATGGTCGAAAATCAATATTTTGATTGGTTGTATGACTATGTTTGTAAAAATAAAAGTCATAATAATACAACTTATAGAAAGTTGTTGATGACTCTTCATGATATTGAGTTTATATTTAGTATACCGAATGATATCAATAGAGCAAAAGATGGTGAAGATTTACGATATCGTTTCTCTTTATACATAGAAGAAACCGAAGGTGTTTCTTTACCATGTGAAATTGTTGGTCCATGTTCTGTATTAGAAATGATGATTGCACTAGCAATAAGATGCGAAGAAACTATTATGGATGATACACAATATGGAGATAGAACAAGTCAATGGTTTTGGAATATGATTAATAATCTAGGAATAGGTCTAATGACAGACGATATTTATGACCGAGATTATGTTGTAAAAAAAATAGATATATTTCTAAAAAGACAATATGAACCAAATGGAAAAGGGGGATTATTTTATATTCGAGATTGTCAAGAAGATTTAGCTACATTAGAAATATGGACACAACTTTGCTGGTATTTAGATAAATTCGTTTAAAAATTTTAAATAAAATATTTATAAAGGAAAGGAGAATATTGAATGATAATTTTAAGTGAAGACACATATAAATTTATGAAAAAAATATACATGAAATCTTGTATAAAAATGATTCTAATAGGTGCTGGAATGTATATTATTATAAACAAACTAATAGAACAAGATTTAAAAATAAATGATCTCACTAAAAAAATAGAAGAGTTAAATTCGAAAGGAGAATAAATTATGGTAGATTTTTTGATAATATCCACACGTTCTACCAAAAAAGGAATAGAAATATTTCCAAAATTTCGATTATATCCAAAGTCAAAAGATTTAATGATTCGTGGTGGGGATTTTTATGCTATATGGATTGAAGAACGAGGATTATGGTCTTTAAATGAAGATGATGCGTTAGCTATTATTGATATTCAATTAAAGAAATTTGCGGATAATTATGTTGCAAATCATCCAGACGCAATAGTTAATGTGTTATATACATGGGATTCTAGTTCTGGATCTATTGATCAATGGCATAAATATTGTCAAAAACAGAAACGAGATTCATTCGAAATGTTAGACGAAACTCTTATATTTTCTAATACTAAAACTACTAAAGAAGATTATGCAAGTAAAAAATTAAATTATCCTTTGGAAAAAGGTAATATTGAAGCATATTCTAAAATTATTGGTACATTATATTCTAAAGAAGAACGACATAAAATAGAATGGGCTATAGGATCGATAGTAACTGGCGAATCAAAACATATTCAAAAGTTTTTTGTATTTTATGGAGCAGCAGGAACTGGAAAATCAACTATTTTAAATATTATTCAAAAATTATTTGATGGTTATTATTCTGTATTTGATGCTAAAGCACTAGGTTCTTCTAATAATTCATTTGCATTAGAAGCGTTTAAAACAAATCCTCTTGTGGCCATTCAACATGATGGTGATTTATCCAAAATTGAAGATAATACTAGACTTAATAGTTTGGTATCACATGAACTTATGACTGTTAATGAAAAATTTAAATCGACATATTCTAATAGTTTTAAATGTTTATTATTCATGGGTACTAATAAACCGGTTAGAATAACAGATGGTAAATCTGGTCTAATAAGAAGATTAATAGATATTGTTCCAACTGGTAATAAATTAGATATTGAAGAATATAACAGATTAATTAAGCAAATTGATTTTGAATTAGGAGGAATCGCATGGCATTGTAAAGAAGTATATTTGAAATCTCCTGGTTATTATGATAAATATATACCTACATCAATGATGGGAGCATCAAATGATTTTTATAATTATATAGTTGATGTATATCATATATTTAAAAAAGATGATGGTACAACTCTTAAAAGTGCATGGGAAATGTATAAAACATATTGCGATGAAGCGAAAGTTGCTTATCCTTTATCTATGAGAGCTTTTAAAGAGGAATTAAAAAACTATTTTAAAGAATATGACGATCATTGCAATTTGGATGATGGAAGTAAACTAAGAAATTATTATAGTAAATTTAGAACTGAAATATTTGAAAAAGAAAAAGGTAAACCAGTAAAAGCTGAAATAGTAGAATTATATCAGATAGATTTAAAAGAACAACCATCATTATTCGATATAGATTGTCAACTTTGTCCAGCTCAGTATGCAACTACTGATGAAAAACCTACTAAAAAATGGGATGACGTTAAAACTATATTAAAAGAATTAGATACTAGTAAAATCCACTACGTACGATTACCAGAAAATCACATTGTTATTGATTTCGATATAAAAGATGAAAAAGGTAATAAATCATATGAATTAAATTTAGAAGCGGCAAGTAAATGGCCAGCAACATATGCTGAATTATCTAAAAGTGGATCGGGTATACATTTACATTATATTTATAATGGCGATGTTACAAAATTAAGTAGAGTGTATGCCGACAGTATTGAAATAAAAGTATTTACTGGGAAAAGCTCACTTAGAAGAAAACTTACAAAATGTAATGATTTACCAATAAAAGTGATTAATTCTGGCTTACCGATGAAAGGAGAAAAACAAATGGTTAGTACAGATGTAATTAAAAGCGAAAAAGGTCTTAGAGCCTTAATTGAGCGAAACCTCAATAAAGAAATTCACCCTGGTACAAAACCAAGTGTTGATTTTATATATAAAATATTAGAAGATGCCTATGAGCAAGGACTAAAATATGATGTATCAGATATGAAAAATGAAATTTATGCGTTTGCTGCTCATAGTACAAATCAATCAGCTACTTGTATAAAATTAGTTAAAAATATGCATTTTAAATCTGACGAGTCATCTGATAGCATTGATTCTAATAAAAAAACAATAGTATTTTATGATGTTGAAGTATTTCCAAATTTATTTTTGGTAAATTGGAAAAAAATTGGAGACGAACATAAAATAGTTCGAATGATAAATCCTAGACCTTCTGATATTGAAGAATTACTACAATATAGACTCGTGGGATTTAATTGTAGACGATATGATAATCATATGATTTATGCTAGATTAATGGGTTATGATGAAATGCAAATTTTTAATTTATCTCAAAGAATTATAAATAACGAAAAAAACGCATATTTTGGAGAAGCGTATAATTTATCTTATACCGATATTTATGATTTTGCTTCTGCTGGAAATAAGAAATCTTTAAAAAAATTAGAAATAGAGATGGGTATACACCATCAAGAATTAGGATTACCTTGGGATCAACCAGTTCCAAAAGAATTATGGCCTAAAGTTGCAGAATATTGCGATAACGATGTATTAGCAACTGAAGCTGCTTGGCATTATTTATCAGCAGACTGGACAGCTAGACAAATTTTAGCAGATCTAGCGGGATTATCTGTTAATGATACAACTAATGCTTTAACTACAAAATTTATATTCGGTAATAATAAAAAACCACAAGATGAATTTTGTTATAGAAATATGGCGAAACCAGTTTATGAATTACCTGAAGCTGAACTAGAATTTCTTAAAGAAGCATGTCCTGATATGATGAATGAACCGCATACATGTCGAGTTGACATTCCATTGGATGAATCTGGGGATAGTTTACTTCCATATTTTTATGGATACAAATTTGATAATGGACAATCTATATATTGTGACGAAGAAGTTGGTGAGGGAGGATACGTATATGCTGAACCAGGAATGTACTATGATGTAGCATTATTAGATGTAGCATCAATGCATCCACATAGTCTTATAGCCGAATGTCATTTTGGGCCTAAATATACAAAAGCTTTTAAGGAAATTGTTGATGGTCGTGTTGAAATAAAACATAAAAATTGGGATACAGTTAATAAGATGCTTGGTGGTAAACTTAAACCTTATGTTAAAAAAGTTATAGATGGAGAAATGACATCAAAAGATTTAGCAAACGCGTTAAAAACAGCTATTAACTCTGTTTATGGTTTAACATCGGCTAATTTCGACAATCCATTTAGAGATATTAGAAATAAAGATAATATAGTTGCTAAACGTGGAGCTTTATTTATGATTGATTTAAAACATGAAGTACAAGCTAGAGGTTTTACTGTGGCACATATAAAAACAGATTCTATTAAGATACCAAATGCTACTCCAGAAATAATACAGTTTGTCATGGAATTTGGTAAGAAATATGGTTACGAATTTGAGCATGAGGCTACGTATGATAGAATGTGTTTAGTTAATGATGCTGTATATATTGCTAAATATGCATCTAAAAATAAATGCGAAAAATTGTATGGATATGTTCCAGGAGATTGTAAGAAAGATATTGGTGATTGGACTGCAACTGGAACACAATTTGCTATACCATATGTATATAAAACTTTATTTAGTAAAGAGCCTATAACATTCGATGATATGTGTGAAACAAAATCTGTAACTTCAGTATTATATTTAGATATGAATGAATCATTACCTGATGTAACTAATGAAGAAAAATTATTGGCTAAATATGATATACAATTAAAGAAAGGTATTATATCACAAGAGGTTTATGATACTGAAACTATTCCATTAAAAGAAACCATTCAAACCGGTCATAGTTATAAATTTGTAGGAAAAATCGGAAACTTTTGTCCTATATTACCAGGTAAAGGTGGTGGATTGCTCGTTCGAAACAAAGATAATAAATATTATGCTGTCACAGGAAGTAAAGGTTATCGTTGGTTAGAGTCCGAGATGATTCGTGGTGTTAACGAGGAATTTATTGACAGATCATATTATAATACATTAGTGGATGATGCTGTAGCAACTATATCTTCATATGGAGATTTTGAAATGTTTGTATCCGATACAGATATTAGTTAATATAACATCGCGTAAATTACATGTAGTATAATGAAAGGATAAGTAAATTATGAAAGATGTAATCAAAACAAGCGCATTTATTGGATTAGTAGGAGTACCAGTATTTATAATTTCTTGTGCAATTAGTACAAGTATCATGGATGGTATAACTAAAGCAATTAATAGCCATAGATTAAATAATAAGTAATTATTCGAAAAAGAGTATAATATATTATTATATTCTTTTATTTTAATTTTATAAATAAAGAAAAGGAGAAATATTATGAAAATTAGATTTAGAGATAACATTCTAGAAGTCGAAGATGCTAGAATTATTTTTAGAAACTTCGCGGGTATTGGGAGTAAATTTAACAGAGAGGGAGATAGAAACTTTGCTGTTATAATTCCTGACGATGATATTAAAGACGAATTAGTCGAAAAAGGATGGCCTGTAAAAATTAAACCACCAAGAGATGAAGATGAAAATCCATTTATGTATTTATCAGTTAAGGTTAAATTTAACGATCGTGGACCTGGTATATATTTAAATTCAGGAGGTAAAGTCACAAGACTTAATAAAGACTCTGTGGGTATTTTAGACGAAATTGATATCGAAAGTGTTAGTCTTGATATAAGACCTTATGAATGGGAAGTTAATGGTAAAACAGGTATCTCAGCATATTTACAAGCTGGTGAAATATTTCAAAATATTGATAGATTTGGCGCTAAATATGTCGAAAAAGGCGAATTAAATGAAAAAGAATAAAAACTCTCTTGTAACATTATTTGCTCAAATATTAACAGTATTATATAGTTGGATAATAACAATATTTTTTGTCTATTTTATATGTTTATGTTTTAATTTATCATTTACATTTAGAATAGCAACTGGTATTTGGTTAAGTTTAATATTATTAAATATTAGTTTACAAATAACAACGAAAGGTGATAAATAATATGAAACTAGAAGATACTATTGAATTAATAACCATCGATGATTATATTAAAAGATTTATTGCAGAACATATCATAAATTCGCGACATTGACATCTTCTATAATGAAGGAGATAAAAATATGAAATATGAAAAAATCATCGATATTAAATTAAAAGATTTATGTCATAGAAAGAATATTTTAGAAAAAGATTATGATGAATTATTTTCTAACTTTATAGAAAAAGGTAGACAATTAAAAAACCATGAAACTTATACTAGAATATTAAATGTGACATATTCACAAATTTCAATACTTAATGAACAAATTAAATTATTAGAAGAAATTAAAAATGAGGCCCAGTAAAATGGGCTTTTATTTTTACCATTAAAAAAGAAATAAGGAGGTATATATGAACTTTAATCAGTTTATAAAAGTTTCAATAAATATGGTAATACTATATCACAATAAATATGTTAATGATGGAGTAACAATAGAAGAAGAAGATGTTTGTATAAGACATCAAATAAATAATAACGAAGAATATATTTCTATAATGTATATTATGGGAAACCCTGATATAAATTATGTTGTTGAATATGATAAAAAAACTAAAACATTAAAATCATATTTAACTGAAAAAATTGATGATCTAAAAAGATAGAGAAAAATATGAGAATTAAAACAACCATTAAATTTTTAAAAAAAATTAACCATTATGTTAATTATTATTTTAATTATAAATGTAATTTATAATAAATATATTAGAACAAAAAATTATAATATTAGTATTAATATGGATCGCATAATTATCTTACAAGCGAATAAATTGTTATCCAAGAATTTGATTAATATTGAAGAAAAATCAATCATTGATAGAGAAAAAATAATACAGAATTTTGTCAAAGATGTTGATACTGGTAAAGCGGGAAACGGAAATGATAGAAAAAAATATCTTGGCAAATATTATGATGAAGTTCAAAAAATAATTAGTAATAAATATAAAACCGAAAAGAAAACAAAGCATGTTAATCATACTCCACAAAACACCACTTTATATTATTATAATAAAAACGAATTACAAAATTATGCTTACAAATTAGTTATTTCTAAAGGATGGTCAGAAAAAGATTTTAATTGTCTTGTATTATTATGGGAAAGAGAATCTGGTTGGAATCCAAATTCACATAATAAGAATACAGGCGCTCACGGAATTCCTCAATCGTTACCCGCAAGTAAAATGTCATCCTATGGGGAAGATTATTATACTAATGGGTATACTCAAATACGATGGCGATTAGATTATATATCAAATAGATATGGTACGCCATCTAATGCGTGGAATCATTTTCAACGAAATGGTTGGTATTAAAGAAAAGGATTAATTAATATATGAAAGAAGAAATAAAATATATTATTGTATTTATAATATCTATAATATTATCTGGAATAACTTTAACCGTTTATATTATTGATACTAAATTAAATTATTTATTTTTAATCATTACAACTATGATAATATTTATTGGTCGTATTGTATACTATATATCATAGAAAGTAATGATAATAAATAACCATAAAAAAAAACGAATAGGAGGTATATATATGAGTATAGTTTATGATAGATATTTAAAACAACATAAAAATAACGTTTATGAAGCTTGTAAATGGATGATGAATAATTTACCAAAAGATATTTTTCCTGAAGAGTTACAATCACAAGTGGAATACCAATGTCAGTACAATCATGATAAATCTAAAGATTCTTCAGAAGAATATGAAGCATACGACCAACATTTTTATGGAAATCGTTCATACGAAAATGAAAAGAATTTCTTATATGCTTGGAACCATCACATACATAATAATCCGCATCATTGGCAATATTGGATATTAATAAATGATGATAAAGACGAGGGCAAAAAATTATTGGAGATTCCCGATAATTATATATTTGAAATGATTTGTGATTGGTGGTCTTTTTCTTGGAATAGTGGAAATCTTTATGAAATATTTGATTGGTATGAAAAAGGAAAAGATTATAGAAAAATAAATGAAAATAGTTTAAAAAAAATAGAAACTATTTTAAATACAATAAAACTTATATTAGATACAGAAAATTTAGAGGAATAACTTATGACTAAATCTTTACTTTATAAACATCAATTAGACACATTAAAAAATATGAGAAATGGATGTATATTAAATGGTGGAGTAGGATCAGGTAAATCTAGAACTGCTATAGCTTATTATGTTAAAGAAAACGGTGGAAGTGTAGAAAATAAATTTGAACCAATTGCTCCTGGTTCTAAAGATTTATATATTATTACTACTGCAAAGAAGAGAGATTCTATTGAATGGCAAGAGGATTTAAGTCCGTTTTTATTATCTGTTAATGAAAAACAATATAAACGATATGGAAATAATATTTATATTGATAGTTGGAATAATATTAAAAAGTATAAGAACGTCAAGGGGGCGTTTTTTATATTTGATGAGCAAAGAGTTGTTGGTTCTGGAATATGGGTTAAATCATTTATTAAAATAGCAAAGAATAATAAATGGATATTACTTACGGCTACACCCGGTGATACATGGACTGATTATATTCCAGTATTTATTGCAAATGGTTTCTATGAAAATAGAACAGAATTCTCTAGAGAACATTGTGTATATTCAAGATTCACAAAATATCCTAAAATTGATAGATTTATAAATACAGGTAAATTAAGACGACTAAGAGATAAAATTCTTATTGATATGGATTTTGAAAGAAAGACTATACCACATCATGAAGATATATATTGTACATATGATAAAACAAAATTTTTAAATACTATTAGATTACGATGGAATCCTTATAAAAATGAGCCAATCGAACAAGCTGCCGAATTATGTTATATTTTAAGACGAATAGTAAATGAAGATAATTCTAGAGTTATAGCTCTTATGGAATTATTAGAAAAAACACCAAAAGCTATTATATTTTATAATTTTGATTACGAATTAGATATATTAAAAAATTTACACCTTGATGTTGGTTTAGATGAAGAAATTGAGATAGCAGAATGGAATGGACACAAACATCAACCTATCCCAACATCTAAACGATGGTTATATTTAGTTCAATATACAGCTGGAGCAGAAGGATGGAATTGCACCACAACAGACACGATTATATTTTATAGTCAAAACTATTCGTATAAAACTCTTATTCAAGCTTGTGGTAGAATAGATAGATTAAATACTCCATATATCAATTTGTATTACTATCATTTAAAAAGTAGAAGTGGAATAGATTTGGCTATATCTAAAGCTCTTTATAATAAAAAGAAATTTAATGAAAATAATTTTGTAAAATGGTAAAAATGAAAGGAGAAATTATGAGAAAAAAACCAAGTAAATTGTTTGATTTTATAATGTTCATATTAACTGGAGGATTTTGGTTTATATGGGTAATTATAAGATATTTAAGAAGTAAAACTGAAGAATAAAAAATATTAAAGGAATAAAAATAAGTTATGAAAATTAAAAGAAAAATATCTCAGAAGAATAGAATACAAATTCCAACACAAATAACGAAAGAATTAGGCATATTAGAAGGAGAAACAGTTTTAATAGATAAAGAAAATGAAAAAATTACAATTGAAAAAGTACAAAAAATATAAAAAGGAGAAATAAATTATGTATAAATATATTGTTGAGAAATATACAGATAAACATGAATATTTACATCAAGTTATTATGATAGAACAATTAGAAAATCAAGAGGAATTAAATAAATTACGTCGTATGTTACGTTCTACAATTAACCCTGATTTAATTTGGTTATATGAAATTTCATATTTGGATAAAAGACATTTGGTTCAATTAACAGAAACATATGACATTAATGGTAATTTAATAAAAAAAGAAAAACCTTGGAGATTTAAAAGTAAATATGATATAAAAAGAAAGTTTATATCTCATATAAAATAATATTATTAAAAAGGGAGAAAATAATGGTTTATGAAATTAAAGATAAATTTGTAGATTTTAATAAGTGGTGTAAAACCTGTAAATATGCAGATTTAAAAAAAGATAAGGATGGTGTTATGCCAATGCCTTGTGATGAATGTTTAGGTCAAGGTTTAAATAAAAATTCTACAAAACCTATAGAATATGTGGAAGATTTAGATAAAATTAAAAAACTTAAAACAAGAATTAAAGAAAAATAAAATTATTTTGTAAAATGGTGAAATATGAACGAATTTGCTAGAAATTTAAATGAAATAAAAGAAAAATATAAAAATTATAATATAGAGTTTGATGTTATAAAACATGAAATAATTTTAAACAAACCTTTAAAAGCTATTTATCTAAAAACTTTTAGAAGAGAGTGTTTAAGATTAGGATACAAATTTCGTATACAAACTTATAGAGAATCGGATTTTTATAAATGAAAGAATAGTAAAAATTAAATTAATAATAAGGAGAAGGAATATGAATTACATAATCGATAGATATACTATATTTTTTATAGTATTAATATTTGTTTTATCAAACACGGCATGTTATTTTGTTGGTGGGTATAATATGATAAACAAATTTATAAGAAATAATAAAGAAAACGATATTAATAATGATGACAAATAATATATATAAATTTTTAAAGAAAGAGGAAATAAAATGGGTATAACAAATTTTAAAACAAATAAAGAAATAATAGCTTTAAATGACGCATATTCAAATATTAGAAAAGTATGCGAATGTGGTCATTCGATATATGTGAAAAAGAAACAAATTTATAAAATATGTGATTGGTGTGGTTGTAAAGTTTATTATGATGATGACAAACAAGAAGAATATGATAATAATAAACGAAAAAGAGAATTCATGTATAATTTACATAAAAGAATGGTAAAAGAAAATGAAAAATAAATTAGTTAAATATTTTAAAAATAATACAACATATTTAAAATTTTGTAATAGAAAAGATATAAAAATACACAATATAAAAATACATGATAAAGGGTCTATTAAAATTTTATATAGTATTATTAAAAAAGTTAAGGAGATATAAAAATATGAATTTAAAAAGTACTAATGGAGTTAATTAAACAAATAATTTTATATGAAATGGACAATGATTGTAAAAAATTTTATAAACAATTATTAATTAAAGTGGATGTATATAGTAGTTGCGTATTTAATTATACGTTTCCAAATAACAATGATTTAGAATTTAAGAATTTGATATTAGAATTTTTAAAAATGAATGATTTAATAAATTCTTATGACGAATCTGATATTGAAAATTTTATTAAGATAAATTATATTCACAAATCTTTTTCTCCACTTCAAGGAACATCATTATATATGGTCGCAGTAACAATTAACATTAACGAAGATATTAATAAAGAGTATATGATGTTATTTAAGTATAATAAAATTGAAATATATAATAATGAAGACGATTGTTGTCGAATCAATGTTGATACATTATGTTAAACACGAAGGAGGTATATTATGGAAGAAAACAAAGAATTAATAAATAATATTGAAAAATTAAAAAAGATAGAAGAAAACGCGGAAGAAGTTAATAAAGAAGGTTTAAAACATTTAAATAATTTTAGACTTTCGTCAACACAATTAAATAAATTTATAGATAATATAAATGAATTGAAATATAAAATAGTCAAATCTTTTGAGAAATCAAAATTTAATGTTATAAACAAAGAATTCAAAGATTTTAATATACAAAAAATTAGAGATTATTATAATTGTAAAGAAATAACGTTAGAAATGTTTTATAATTGGTTTAAAGACGAATATCATAAATATTTTACTATTATTTATGATAAAAAATCAGATAAGATAATATGTGAAAAGTATAATATAGGAGATGAAATTAAAAATGGAAGATAAAATAAAAAATATAATTAATAATAAGAAATTTAATATATTGTTTGTGAAAGATTTATTAACTATTAATGACATGAATGATCAAATAATCGAAGCAAACAATGATTGTTTAAGATATTTAATAAAACATACAGAATGTGTTGTGAAAATGGAAAAAGTTAAAAATGAAGTAAATAGATTAAAAATTAATATTATGGAAATATTAGATAAATTAAAACCAGATTATAACATAATAAATGTCAATACAAGTGATTGAGTATTCTATGACTAAATCTATTTTATTTGATATAATATATTCATATCCAAATACAAAATATAATGGTAATTTTGTTAAACAATTTTTATTAATATGTGATAATAAATATAATATTTTAGAAGTTAAAGAATGTGATAATGATGATATGGGAGTTAATAATGAATAAAGAATTATGCGAACTTTTAGGAGACGATACGTCACAAAATTCAGATAGAGAATTTAGATACGTTATATGGGATGGTGATTCTTATAACAATAAAATAAAAAAATGTAAATATGCAATTATAAGATTTAGGCATGATATTTTTGTAAAAGATTCTGGAATTGATGAATTAAATTTACTAGCTAGAGGATTAAATATTGATAATGATTTCTTAATTATAGATGCTGACTTTCAACATGAAACGTATATTTTCTTAGTAGACAAATCATTTTATAAAGTAAAAATAACTGATAATGATATAGTATGTGTGAATGATATAACACGTGGATATAGAAAACAAGCGCTTGATAAATTTAGAGACACTCAATTTTATAAATCTTGGGAAACATAATTTGAATAGAAGGGAAATTTAAAGATGGTATTACTACAACAAAAATTTAATAGAGCTCAAGTAGCTGAAATTTATGGAGAACTATTTAAAATTTTACAAGCTAAAGGATATAGTGATATAACTGGTGATTTTTTATTAAATGGAACAGATCGTTATATTGCTATTATATCGAAAATTAGTTTAGAACATTTTGATAGTTTGGGTAAAGTATTAAAATTGTATGTCACATTTTTTATAAAAGATATAATTATTAATACATATATTTTATATGATGGTAATAAAATAACTATGCCAGTGGAATTAGATTCTGTAAAAGATTTTATGATTATAAATAAAGGTGACATGAACTTACCAATTAAAGATAAAATGAAAAGATTAATAAGAACTTATTATAACCAAAATATAAATATTTCAAATCCTATATCAAAAATGAGTCTTAAAGATATTAAAATATATAAAGTTGATAGAATTGTTGCAAATGATGATAATTTTTATAATAATATTATAAACGAGATATCGACTATTACATATAATAACTTTACAACATTCATATATACTATAGTTAAAATAAGAAATAAATTGTATTATGCGATCTTTGTATATGCTAGTGATGTTGAAATTATTGTTTTAGATATAATTAAAGATCTTGGTTATAAAAGCGATTTTGAAGGTGTAAGTTGGAAATAGAAAATAATAAAAACGAATTAAAGAAATCTATTTTAAAGAGATTAGTTAGTCGTCTATACGTTATTGATAGGCAATTTTTGGATGATAAATCTGTAAAAACTGGCGAATTGATCAAAGAATATAACCTTATTTTAGAAGAACTTTTGGAATATTTTAATGAAAATGAGAATAAAATTGATGAAAATATTTCGAAACCTAGAGTATACGGACGTAAAAAACGAGAAGAAAAATGATGAAAATGAGAAAAATTAGATTATTTTAGATATTTTCACAACTATAGTTGTATAATATTTAAGAAAAATAATTATTAAAAAGAGAGAAAAAGTAAAAAAAAATAATAAAATATTGAAAATTTGAGTAAAAATTAGCTAAAAACGCCTAAAAAAGTTATTTTTAGACAAAAACCAAAAAAAAATCGCAACCGTCTATACCTATTTTACATACTTTAGTTGTATAATTTACCACTTATTACCACTTATTACCACTTATTATTATATTATTACTATTTTCATTATATTATTACGCGCGAGAAGAATACAACTAATATATGTAAATCACTTATAGCTAACTTAAATTTTTTTTTGTCTATTTTATCAAAGCTATTTTATCAAAACAGAGAAAGGAAAATAATATGGATGAAGTGACTGATTTTTTGTATAAGTATGTGTTAAATAATAATCCTTATATTCACGAAGAAGATATAAATAATTTTGTTGCGTTAAATAGTCATGATTTACAAATAACTTTTAAAAATGGGATTACAGAAATATATGACACATTTACTAATACTTGTAAAAGAGTTTTGAATTTAGATGATTCTAATAAAACTGATAAAATTTTAAAAAATAATTTTAAAAGAACACTGCAAATAAAAATGTCTGCAAAGTGGATAGATCAAGATGAATTAGCAAGACGAATAGGAACTAGTCAACAAATGGTTAGTAAATATTTAACCGGAAAATCTGTTCCAGGTTATTTAATGTTACATAAAATCGCAAACGCGCTAGATTGTAACATAGATGATTTTTATAAATGAAAATCTTCTCTCTTTTTTCTTCGCGTAAAAAACATGCTCTTTAATAGAGAGAAAGAGAATATAAAAGCTGTTTGTGCTTCATGTACAATCTCTTTTATATTTTTCATAAAAGGAGAACGAGGTTGATAATGTATGGCTAAACTTGAAAATAAATTTCAGTCTAATTTAAAAAAAGAATTAAAATCTAGATATGATGGATGTATTGTAACTAAATTAGACGCTAATGATATTCAGGGAATTCCTGACTTATTAATTTTACATAAAAATAAATGGGCCACATTAGAATGTAAAAAAGATGAAAAATCATCTCATCAACCAAATCAAGATTATTATGTAAAAAAAATGAATAATATGTCTTACTCTAATTTTATTTATCCTGAAAACAAAGAAAAAATTTTAAACGACCTTGATAACATATTTAAAAATTAAACATATTTTTAAGAAAGGAGATAACAATGGTATTTAATAATCATAAAAATTTAGAAGGACTTCATGCTCCTTTTGGAGCTAGTAAATATGCATGGCTTAGATATGATGATAATAAAGTATTAGATGTTTATACAAATTTAAAAGCAGCAGAATATGGAACACGTTTGCATGCTTGGGCAAAAGAAACAATCGATTTAAAAATAAAACAACCACGATCTACTAAAACTATATATTCATATGTAAATGATGCAATTGGTTTTAATATGGATACCGAAGTTGTATTATTTTATTCTCCATAT